CCAACAGCATTGAGAAATACAGAATGTCTAAAACCCAATATTTGGCTATTCGTAAGGTGCTGGACGATGAGATTTCTTCTTCTCCCGGTGACACGGAGATGTTGCAGACGATACTTGAAATCTTAGTTGACCACCCGGGTAACTATAATGCTGAGGATCGAGAAACCGTTCTTGCGAAGGCTAATATGGTTGCCCCAGCCATTCTGGCAAAATCCTCTACTCGAGAGGATGTTTCAAAGGATTGGATGAAGTCTCTAAAGGCTGGTCTTCTGGGCGTCTCAGTTGCTGCACTGGTCATCGTTTCACCGGTCGCCGCGAAAACCATCGTTAAAATGCTCAAAGGACGAAAAGCATAAGGAGGATCAATAATGGCTAACACAGGAAAACCGCTTAAGGGTGCTGCGGCATTCACTCACCGACTGAAAGAATATGGTGGAGGTGTGAGCATGGAGGCTGGCTTAAGGCGCTTCGGAAGCGAACAAAAGCGTGAAGGCATTCAAATTGGCATTAACTATGCGCTTCAGCGACTCAGTCTTGCTGAACGTATACTCGGACGCCAATTGGGCAATGGACGCAAGTAAGCAAGGAGGATTTCATATGCGCTGTGCAAACTGTGGAAACGAAGACCCGAATACCCTGTTTGACGAAGGAGATACCTTCTACTGTTCAAAATGCTGTCATCGAACCCAAACTGCAACTGGACAGGATGATTTGATTACCTGCCCTTTTTGCGGCAGACTAAGAGACAGGAAAGCAATGTATTGCATGTGGTGCAATAACACGCTCGATTCAATCCCTGGCCCCTCACGAGAAGAATATGAAGAGCTTGATCCGTTGCTGCAAGAATTTGAAGATAATCTCGATCCATCAAACATCCGGTACTGGAAACTGCGCAACAAGCGCAAAGAATAATCACTATCGCAGGTCACATCCCTGATCCGGTTTTCTTGTCATGGCATCCTTTGCAGAGTGGTTCCCAGTTCGTCTGATCCCAGAACAGGCGCTGGTCACCCCGGTGCGGAATGATGTGATCCACCACTGTTGCGGGCACGACCTTGCCCTCTGCCTGACAGAAGGCACACAGCGGATGCTGCTTCAGGAAGAGAGCGCGGGCCTTACACCAGCGGCTGTCATACCCACGGGCATCCGCGCCGCCGCGCAGTCTGTCACTGCTCCATTCCATATGATCTTTGCAGAACACCTGACCCTGTTCGCAGAAGCCCGGACATCCGGGATAGCGGCAGGGTCTTCTTGGTTTTTGGGGCATGCTGCACCTCCGTCAGATAATCAAAAGCCCACGGGTGTCGTAGACGGATTCGCCGCCCTGGTTCTTCATGGCCCTGTCCAGTGCCATGACCAGAGCAACCGCGCCGTCCACCTTCTCCGTGGATTTTTCCTTGTCGATTTTCAGGTTCCCGGCAGGATCAGTACGCACGAAGGCATTGTCCATATTCCACCGGAGCACCGGATGCCCGCCGTGGTTCAGCTTCCGCTCCAGCACGATGCGCATCAGTTCCTTGGTCGGCGGCGACATATCCCGGAAGCCCTGTCCGAAGGGCACCATGTTGAAGCCATCGTCTTCCAGGGTCTGTACCATCATGGTGGCGTTCCAGCGGTCATAGGCAATTTCCCGGATGTTGAACCGTTCTCCCAGCTTGGTAATGAACTGCTCGATAAAGCCGTAATGCACCACGTTGCCCTCGGTCGTATGGATGAAACCCTGGCGCTCCCACTTGTCATACATCACATGGTCGCGCCGGACGCGCAGCTGCATAGTTTCCTCGGGGAGCCAGAAGTACGGAAGCACGATGTACTGCTCTTCGTCATCCCTTGGCGGGAATACCAGCACCATGGCTGTCAGGTCGCTGGTGCTGGAAAGGTCAAGCCCGGCATAGCAGGCCCGGCCTTCCAGTTCATACTCATTAACAGCGCCGCCGCACTCATCCCATTTGTCCATGAGCATCCAGCGGATACTCTGCTTGACCCACTGGTTCAGGCGCAGCTGACGGAACATGTTCTCATCGGCTGGCGTCTCCTGGGCCTTGCGGAATGCGTCCCGTACCTTGTCGATGGAGATCGTCTGATCCAGAGAGGGGTTGGCTTTGTACCAGTTGCGCTCATCCGTCCAGTCGGCGTCATCCGGCAGGCCGTAGAGCACGGGGTAGAAGCGAGGATCATCCTTCCTGCCTTCGATGATGTCCAGGGCTTTTTGATGAACCTCCCAGCAGATGCTGTTCCGGTCGGTGCCCGCCGTTGTCAGCAGGAACCAAAGCGGCTGTTTCCGGGCGTCGCCGCTGCCCTGAGTCATGACATCGTACAGTGCGCGGGTGGGCTGGGTGTGCAGCTCGTCGAAGATGCAGGCACTGACGTTCAGGCCGTGCTTGGTAGCCACCTCGCTGGACAGCACCTGATAGATGCTTCCGGTTGGCTGGTAGACCATGCGCTTGGTGCTTGGGATGATCTTGATCCGCTTGCTGAGCGCCGGGGACTGCTTCACCATATCCACGGCCACATCGAACACGATAGCCGCCTGCTGGCGGTCGCTGGCGCAGGAGTAAACCTCCGCCCGCCACTCGTCGTCGTTGCAGAGCATGTTCAGGGCAATGGCAGCGCCGAGCTCACTCTTCCCGTTCTTCTTCGGGATCTCGATGTAAGCCGTATTGTATTGCCGCATGGAAGGATCATCGTCACGGACAGTGCCGAACACATCCCGGATGATCTTCTCCTGCCAGGGCAGCAGCTTGAACGGCTCCCCGTGGAATTCTCCCTTGGTATGCTTCAGGCACTCAATGAACTGCGTCACCCGGCGGGCTTTCGCTTCACTGAACATCCTGCCAGCCTCCCTTCAGGACAGATTCCATCGGATCGTCGCTGGCTGCGCTTTCGCCGCTGTTGGCATAGAGCCGCGCCCGGCTGGCAGGCGTCAGGCCGAACTCCGCGCAGAAGGACTGCATGATTTTCAGGTTCTGCATGGCGATGCTGACCTGCGGCACCTGCTGTACATAACCGCTTGGGGTTTTGAAGATGGTGCCGTGCTGGGACAGGAACTCCTCAGCCTCCCGCCACCGGGCATAAGCCTGGCAGTATCCGGCGAAGGCTTCCATGTCATGTTCGGTGAGAACACCCATGGCGATCAGGGAGGGAGCCAGACGCTTCCATTCCTTCTTTGCTTCCGGCATCAGCCAGGCAGGACACTTCACGTTGTCCTGGGGCGGCGTCGGCTCATCCTTGTTCAGCGGTCGTCTGCCCTTGCCACGGTCGCCCTCCAGTTCTTTCAGGGCCGTGGGCAGGGGCTTTCTTCCTCTGGTGGCCATCTGGTTTCACCTCCGTTTCTCTTGAAAAGTGTGTTTCTATGGCGACAGTGTCTGGATACTGTCTGAGGAAAGTGTGTTTCTGAGGGGTGCTTAACTCCCTGTGACGATGCTGTCATAGGGAATTGTCTGCCCGTCCCGCAGCACAGTGATCTCCTGATCCGGGTACTCCAGGTGAAAACGCTCCACTATAACTGTCGCGTATTTCGGGTCAAGCTCCATCGTCCGGCAGATCCGGTCGGTCTGTTCACAGGCGATGAGGGTGGAACCGCTGCCGCCGAACAGATCCATCACCACGGCGTTCGGTGCGCTGCTGTTCTTAATCGGATACGCCAGCAGCGGAATCGGTTTCATGGTCGGATGGTCGGCGCTCTTCTTGGGCTTGTCAAAATTCCAGATGGTAGACTGCTTCCGGTCGGCGAACCACTTATGCTTCCCGTTGGGGAGCCAGCCGTAAAGCACGGGCTCGTGCTGCCATTGATATGGACTGCGGCCCAGCACCAGGCTGTTCTTCACCCAGATGCATACCCCGGAAATATGAAAGCCGGACTCTTTGAAAGCCCGGCGAAAGTTCAGTCCTTCGGTATCCGCATGGAAGATGTAGGCGCTGCCGCCCTCGGCCATATGCGCCGCCATGTTCTGGAAAGCGGCCAGCAGGAAGGCGAAGAACTGCTCGTCCGCCATGCTGTCGTTCTGGATCTTCTTTCCGTCAGCGGACTCATACGCCACGTTATAGGGTGGATCGGTCACGACCAGGTTGGCCCTGATGCCGTCCATGAGCGCATCCACCGCGTCCGGTGAGGTACTGTCGCCGCACATCATACGGTGCCTGCCCAGCGTCCAGATGTCGCCAGGCTGTACATAGGGGTGCACTTGCTCAGGATCGATCTCGCAGTCATCATCATGCACATCCTTGTCATGCACCTTGGAGAAAAGATCATCCACCTCGGCAGCGTCAAAGCCTGTCGCGCCGAGATCATATCCGGCGCTCTGCAGATCCTGCAGCAGGTCAGCCAGGGCCGTGGGCTCCCAGTCGCCAGTGGCTTTGTTGAGCGCGATGTTCAGCGCCTTTTCATCCGAAGGGTTCTCGATGTGCACCACAACGCAGTCCACCTCGGTCGCGCCTTCAGCCTTCAGCACCTTGAAACGCTGGTGACCGCCTACGATGTTGCCCGTCACCTCATTCCAGACGATGGGATCGACATACCCGAAGTCGTGCAGGCTGCGCTTGATCTTCTCATACGCGGGATCGCCCGGCTTCAGGTCTTTCCTGGGGTTGTATTTCGCAGGCTTCAGCCGGTCAATAGGCATGGTCTGCATGTTCAGATTCGTATTCACGGTTCCTCCTTCTGCCGTCCTTCGGGGCGGCTTTTTTGATGTCCGGGCGGGCCGATACCCCCACCCCCGAATTTGTCGGAAATTCACGCGTGAGGGGGGCGCGGTCTCCGCCAGGCACACCCAGGGATCTGACCGCCCCCTCCCGGGCACACCTCGGCCCGGCGGCTGGGCACACCGACCCGCCCGGCAACTTCGCCAGAGCAAAGCGGAGAAGTGTGCCGCCCGCCAGACTTCTTCACGGCAAAGCGGAGAAGCGCCGCCCGCCCGGACTTCACCAGAGCAAAGTCTGAAAGTCCTGTGCCCGGGTGGACTTTTCCAGAGCAAAGCGGAGAAGTATGCCGCCCGCCGGACTTTCGCAGAGCAAAGCGGAGAAGTGTGCCCGGCGGCGGTTCCGGGCGGCGGGTCGGTGTGCCCGCCCGGGCGGCAAAAAACCGCCCGCCCGGCGAAAAAAACCGGGGTTTTTTCCGGCCCCTACGCGCATGTATAAGGAAGCGCGGCCTCCTTTTTCGCAAAAAAAACCGTTGACTTTTCGGCCCGGCAGAGTGATGGATGTACGCGCCGGGCGGGAAACCGCCCAGAAGGCACAGCCGGGCCGGGCGGGAAAAGCCGCCGCCGGGAGAAAGGAGACCCCCATGAAAACCCAGACCTTCGGCATCGAGATCGAGATGAACCACATCACCCGCCAGCGGGCCGCGCAGGTGGTCGCGGAACCCCTCGGCGAAGGAGCGACCTTCCGGCACACGGGCGGTGCCTACGACGCTTGGGAGGTCACCGCGCCGGACGGGCGGCGGTGGAAGCTGGTCAGCGACGCGAGCATCGCCGGGCCGCGCGACCAAGGCACAGAGTTCGTCAGCCCGATTTGCCGCTGGGAAGACATCGAAACGGTGCAGGCCTGCGTCCGGGCCCTCCGGGCGGCTGGGGCACACGCCGACCCCTCCTGCGGCATCCACGTACACGTCGGCCTTGGGGAGCACACCCCCAAAACCCTGCGCAACTTGGTCAACTTGGTCAACGCCAAGGAAGACCTCCTGACCCAAGCCCTCCAAATCAGCCCGGAGCGCCGGAGCCGCTGGTGCCAGCCCGTCGACCCGGACTTCCTCGCGACCCTGAACCGCCGGAAGCCCGCGACCTCCGAAGACTTCGCCCGGATTTGGTACGACGATCGCGACCGGGCCTACCACGCACACCAGCACTACGACCCCTCCCGCTACCACCTGCTCAACCTGCACAGCGTTTTCCAGAAGGGCACCATCGAGTTCCGGGCCTTCAACAGCACACTTCACGCAGGAGAGGTCAAGGCCTACATCCAGCTTTGCATGGCGATTAGCCACCAAGCCCTGACGGTGGCTTCCGCGAGCCCGGCCCGCCCGGTCACCGACAACCCGGCGTACACCTTCCGGTGCTGGCTCCTCCGGCTGGGCATGAACGGCGAGGAGTTCAAGACCGCCCGCACACACCTCCTGAAGCACATGCCCGGCAACGCGGCTTGGAGGAACGGTGCCGAGACCACCCGCCGGGCTTCCTGAACCCGGCGGCGCACATCGAGGAGGACACAGCTTTGAAACCTACCCGCCTGATGATGGCCCGGCGGCACCGGGCCGAAACCGGGCACAGCAATTGCCCGGTCGCGGGAAGCCACAGCCGAAGGTCGGCCCCCGAGCTTCCAAATCAAGCAGGGCACACAGCCCAAGGAGGTACACCCCATGATGAACCGTGAACAGGCCATCGCCTACGGAAAGCACATCGGCGTCCGCTGGCACATCTACAACAGCAACGGCTGTCTGGTCGGCGGCACCAAGACCCTCGAACAGGCACAGGCCATGAAGCGCCGCTTCGAAATCGAGGAGCGCACCAACCCATGGACACACGGCAAGACCCGCTTCGAAATCCGCGAGGCCAAGTAAGCCCGCGCCAGTCACAGCTTTCAAATCGACAGGGCCGAGAGCCCGGAAAGGAACACACCATGAAAATGCAGGACATCCGCAACGCGTACACCCAGAAGGTCACCGAGCTCCTGAATCAGGGGTACACCATTTTCCCGGACACCATGAACGGTTCGCAGGGCGAAATCGCGCACATCGACCTCACCAACGGCTCCGAAATCATCCGGGTTCTCCTCGAACGCGGGCTTTGCTGGAGCCACATCAGCGACGGCTTCCACGGCGACGTGATCACCCTGACCATCGGGCGGGCGGCGGCAGACACTTGGGTCGGCGACCGCTGGGACGGCACCATCTGGAACAGCCGACTGGAGCCCAGCTTCCAAATCAAGTGGGCCGAGGTCAACGGTCGCGGCGAGGGCTGGTACATCGACCTCGATGAAGCCGCGAGCATTGGGCGCATCCAGATGGAGCGCTACCGCGCCAACCACACCGTCTGCCGGGAAGCGCTGGGCGACGCTTTCAAATCGACGGCCCTGCGCTGGCTCCGGAAACAGCCGAAGATGAAAACCTGCAGGCTGGAAGACATCGAAAAGATGGAACGGGTCTGGAACAACGACGGCAAGCGCCGCTTCGAAATCACGGCGAAGGGCAAGCGGTACACCATCCGCTGACGCACATGGCAACCGCTCCGGCGGTTCCGGTTGAGGGCTCCTGAATCGGGAACCTTCACCCGGAGCCACAGGCTTCCAAATCAAGAAGGAGGTACACAACCATGAAGTTCATCGACCTGAACGACGACAGGGTTTACACCCTGCAAGACCTGCGCCGCGATTGGGCACAGTTCCGGGAAGAAGACCCGGAGAATCATGCCGACCGCTTCAAAATCGAGTTCTTCAAAATCCTGATGGCGACCATCAATGGACGGAACGACCTCGAAATCATCGGCATGACACACCGGGAAATCAGCAGGCTGACCCTTCGCCTGCGGGCACAGCTTTTGAATTAAGCTGGGCTGCAGGCACACAACCGTATTGACTTCGCCGGGCGGCAGAGGGAAACTGAACCTGCCCGGCGCGGGAGCTTTGAAATCAAGGAGGACACAGCATGAAGTACATCGCATACGGCTCAAACATGGTTCAGGAAAAGATGGCATTCCGCTGTCCGGATGCCCGACTCATCGGCACCGGGTACATCAGCGGTGCGCGGCTGGAGTTCTACCTCCACGCCACCGTCGAAAGGACAGGCGACCAGCGCAACCGCGTCCCCGTTGCCGTCTGGGAAATCAACGACCGTGACGAACGGAGCCTTGACCGCTACGAAGGATACCCCAGCTACTACATCAAGGAGCGCTGGCCCGTGCACATGTCGGACGGCTCTCAAATCGAAGGCATGATTTACATCATGAAGATGATTCGCCAGTCGCCGCCCCACAGCGCCTACTACAAGGGCATCGAGGACGCCTACCGGAAGCTCGGCCTGCGCTCTCAAATCAACACCATCCTGAAGCCCGCGCTGGAGAGAAGCCTGCAGCGGGGCACACACTGGTAAGACAACACCTGGACAATACCTGCTGCAGGGACACACGAATACAGCCGCTTTCCAATCCGGAAGGCGGCTTTCATCGTCTCAGGGCGGCTTTCAAATCCGCGCCGTGTTTGGCCCACGTTCGCGCCGCTTCGCCCGGTCGGGTTCTTCCTCGGCCCCCGCCCCAAAGCCCGCGACAGGGGCCAACGTGGCGGCGACGCGGGCAAAAGGAAAAGCGGCCAGCGCTTGGCTGAACCGCTTTCAAATCCGCAGGGGCTTACTTCGCTTTGGTCAGGTGGTCTGCGGCGACCTCCACCGCGTCGTTGTTCTGCCGGAACCGGATCACGATCTCACCGTCGGCCACCGTATACAGCGCCTGGAAAGGCTCCTCCCAGATCTGTGTCAGGCCGGGACATTCCTTCATCGCCGCGATCCGGAGGGCTTTGAAATCTGTGCCCGCCTTCCACTGCTGGAAGATCCGGATCAGGCGCGGTACATGCTCTGCCTTGATGGTCTTCAGCGCTTCCTCGCCGGGCACCGCTTTGAAATCCGCTGTGGCTTCACCCTCCCGGAACTGTGCCCAGCACTCCAGCGGGAGTGGATTCCGCATGAAGTCCAGCATCGCTTCCGCTGTGCCGCAGTCGTCGCACACGTAGATGCCGTCGGCATGTCGGCTCAGCGCGTTGGTGTACAGATCCGGCTTCATGGTGTCCCGTCCGCATCGCGGGCAGGGCATCTTTTCTCCGGCTTCCTGCCGGGCTTTCAAATCCAGCAGGGCTTCCTGAATGTTCTTACTCATTGGTGTTCGCCTCCTCAACCATGACCTCCAGCACCGCCGCTTCCTGCTCGGCCAGCCTGCGCTCCCGCCGGATGGCGGTGTACTTTTCCTTGTGAGCCTGCATCTTGTCGCCGCTTCCGAAGGCACAGTAGCCTTTCAGGTGGCCAAGCAGGATTTTCCGCTCGGCTTTGAAATCCGTGCCGTGGTATCCCAGCCGCTGGAGCCAGACGTGCGCGAGGTACTTCTCGTTCTGGTCGTCCGGTTCCACCCGCTCCGGAAACACCCGCGTGGCTTTCATCGCCGCGTCGAAAATCCGGTTCAGCAGGTTGGCGTATGTAGTCCAGCGTTCCGGCTGTGTCTCGTCAAAGGGAAACGTCATGCTGACCTTTCCGTCCCGTAAATCAAATCCGGTCAGTTCGGCCACTGCTCTGGAATCGTCCAGCAGGCTGGTGAGATCCTCCAGGGTTTCCGGTG